ACTTGTCACATAAGGAAAAGCGGCTGGATTTTCTAATTTAGAGGCAGTATCCGGTCCTACATTGTAAGCAGCTAAAGCGCGGTTAGGATCATCAGGAAACCGTTTACTCATGGCCGTCAAATAGTCTCGGCTAAATGCCGTTGACCTTTCTGGGTCTATAAGACCCGCGTCAATAAGCTCTCTGTTGTCCTCATATGCCTTTTGCACGGCATCGGCCATTTCCATCTCGTTGGTGTCGTATTTTTTACCCGGCCCTATGAGACTGGCAATATTTGGGAACATAGATTGTACGCCATATCCCGGCATTATTGCCGTGCCGGGTCGTATCTGTGTTAGGCCAAGCTCGTCCACAGGCCCTATAGCCGTCGGGTTACCACCACTTTCCTGACCTATCAAAGCTCTGAGACCGGCCTCTGTTGGAGTCCCGTCAGCGTTGAAGAACGCTCCGATGTTTGCCCTTATCACGCCACCCTCGGCCATAGGCATTGCCGGTTGCGGCTGTTGGCGCATGGCTTGGTTCATGATAGAGCCAATGCCGCCCTGTGCCATGGTGCTTTTTGGTGCCATGGCTTCAGACATGCCAGCAATCCCAGCCTGAGGGACGCCTGCTGCGGCAACCGCCTCTTGCGCGACTGTCTGCTGCTGCGCCGCTTCACGGCGCGCAAAGTCATCTCGCATGCGCTTACGACGCTGGATCTCACTCAGCACAAGAAACTGAGGTGCAGTGCCTGATGGGCGCTGCATTTCTGTAATCAGTTGCTGCTCTGAGAAGTCTTTAAGCCGATCCTGTACGTCGATAATGTTCATACTAGATCCCCTGTATGCCTTTATACAATCCTAAGGCAGAGATGCCTGTGCCGAGAAGCTGTTGCACCGGGTTGTATTGCGAAAGTTTTGTAGTCTCTGTTGAAGGCTGCACCGGAACGCCCCTAAGAATAGAGGACAAAAACTGCAACTGCTCACGCGGGTAATCTCTCTGACGCACAAAATCCTCATACGCAATATCCAGCCCAGCTTGCTTTTCGCGCTGAATGTCGCGACCAATCTTTTCAAGCATGGCGGCAGACTCAACATCACCGGCCCTAGCTGCTTTACCCAAAGATACTAGATTTGCAGCCTGAGTGCCTGCCATCTCCCCTGCGCCAAGACCTAATCTTTCTGCGGACTCTCTGGCCGCCCTATCTCTGTCAAGTTGGGATGCTGCCTGCTCAAATGCCTGCTGCTGCCCCGAAGCCTGTATTTCTGCGAGTTGCCTGCCGAGAGCCTCCTGAGCCAGTCCCTCTTGGACCGCGGCTCTACTGCCGCCGAAGGCCCCCGCTTGAATCGCTTGAGCGGCCCTACCCGCCCCCTGTCTTTGAGCATCCAGAATGGCTCTTTCTTTTTGGACATCCACAACCTGTTGCATGTAAGGGGACATTCTTGATGATATTGCATCTGGCCCAAATTCTTCTGCCCGATACCCCATGCCCTGAAGTGCGCGGCCAAGCCCTGCCATGGTGGCGGCCTGAGCTTGCGGCATTCCTGCGATACCAGTGCCTGCAATATCTCGTATTTGCTGTTGAGCATCCGTTACATCGGCACCGGCCTCCTGAAAACGAGAACCTGTGTATGGCTCGTAGTCACGCAGAGACTCACTCTCTGTGCGGTCAAGAAGGCGCTCAAAATATGGCTTCACATATTTCGGAAGATTTGTTTGGACAACCGTTTGATCAGTCGGTTGTGGCTTACCCTTACCACCACCCATAATTAAACTCCATCATCCATCGTTAAGCTCCATTCTGTAGGCTATGTATTCGGGCTTCCAGCCATACTTTTCTAGATATCTACCCCAAGCCTTGCGGCCATAACCCTCTAAATGTTGGCATCCTGACTCTTTTGCGTACTTTTCCATGGTTTCAAGGGCCATGGGGAGCCATTCTGCCATTCTGCTGCCGCCAACCCAGTCTAATGCCATCGCCCTTCTTCCGGGGTACGGTATAATTCTGGTTGTCAACGCGGCAACTACATCCTTTTTATCTAACACTAGCCAAAGGCCAAGCTGGCCGCTGTCTATGTCTTTGTAAATATCGTCGATGTGATACTTCCCACCAGAAGTTCCAACCGACTTATTCAAAACCCTTACTACGTCTCCCCAGACGATACCCAGAGCATCTCTGGGTACTGCTGTAATAATCATGCTGGCAGCATCATACTCTGCGGAACCTGTTCCGGCTGCTCAGTCATACCAGTTCTCATCTCACGAACGCGATCCATCATTTCATAGAGGGCGTCCGCCCCCGCGTCAGACGATCCGTTGCCAAGGCCACTAACCACGTCCGCAGGAACGATAAACTCACCATCGGATAGTACAACGTCCTGCTCTCCCTCTAGTGTTGCCGGGATCATGTCGTCCATGCCGTCACCGGCACCGTTCAGCATGCCTTCGTCAACCATGGCGTTCTGGTCAAACTCTCCACTGTTAACGCGCTCCACAACATCTTGCAGAGCTTCTTTGCCATATTTGGCAATAAACCTAGCCAAAATGCTCATATTTTCATCTGATTGAGCCTCTGGAGAATCAGCGTCCACAGACTTAATAATATTCACAACAGAAGAGATAAGCTCTTTGTCATTTAAGGCATCCTCTGTCCTTTGACGCTGCACACCCTCCATGATGGCCTGTATGCGGCGCTCTTCTAAAGACGTTGGCCCGCCTTCCTGATAAGACAGTGATGCAAGCCCACCCTGCGCCATGCCAAGCCTTTTGGCTGCCGCTGGGTAGTCCTCCATGAATTTTTCTTTTGTTGCTTGAAGGGCCATTCTTCTGCCCATCACATCTTTGCCGCTACCACCGCCGAATATTTTGCCAAGGAGCGTCTCTTCAAACCTCTCCTTTGCCTCTCTGGCCGATTTATCGTCAACATATTGGAACTTCATGCCGAGCGGCTCACTGTAAATTTCTTGCATTTTGCGGTTTGCCATTACACGCAGTGGCACGGGCAGCGCCGCTAGGCCGCCCTCTGACATTGGTCTGAAAAAGTTGAACTCAGGATCAATGCCGGGCCTGTAGCCTGCGGGAGGAGTCAACAACTCACGCTCGGCCTTTTTTGCCTCTGGTGCTTCTGGCCCATCATCTTGCGTATCGAACGTCGGTGGCGGCCTCATGATCTCGTTTGCAAGCAGGCCTGACCCTGCCCCAGCTAACGCCATGGGCGAGAACGCCGCGTCTGTGATCGCTTCCGTACCGACAGCGGCTGGCATCGGGCCAACGGCAGTTGCGGACGGAGCAGCGACCCCCGGAGTTGAGCCAACGCCAGCACTAGCCAGCTTTGGGCCTAGCATTTTGCCGCCAAAGTAGGAAAGCAGGCCGGTGCCGACAGCGGTTTCAAGATCATCCCCCTGAGCGAGAGAGCCAAGGCCGGAGCCAAGAGCGCCAGCCATAAGGGGCGACATCGCGCCCAGCATCCCGGCCCCCGCTAGACCAGACCCAGCTAATCCTAATAAAAGTGGTAACGCCATGACTACACCTCTGCTTCAGACAATGCTCTCATTCTGTCTACTAATCTTATAGCACGATTTGGCACTTGCGAATACCACCGGGAATCGACCATTTCGTCCGCGGCACGGTTCCAATCTCTAGCATCCACGCCAGCCTTCATGCCCTTGAACTTGGAAAGTCGTGGCCTTCCCATATTAAACATCATATTTGCGATGATTAACTGACACTCTTCCGGTAGATCATCAAAGTCTGGGTACAGAACCTGACACTCATCAAGCGTTGAAGCGATATCCAAGGAAAACACTTGCCGCACACGCTCCTCAGAGACAGGGGTGCCGACAGGCTGCCCGTACTCTGGGTCATCCTCTACCACAAGATGGCCAATTCCGTAGGTTGGTAGACCGAGATGATCTAAATAGATTTCGTACTTACACCCCTCGTCCTCTGCCAACTCTTTGCGAAGCTGATCCTTGTTCATTTTGTAAGCCCCTTAACCTTTTCTACGGTTCTCAAGCCCCCAAGACCAAGCATACCAAGAAGAACAGTCATAAGACTGTCCATATCAAAGGTTGGAAGGTCCGGTGCCTCCATACCGGCATACGCAAAGCCAAATATGGTTACGGGCGCAAGCACAAAGTGCCATATCATGGCTACTGCCAGCCCCCAGCCGAGAAATGGACGCCAGCCAGCAACGAATACAGATCTATGCTGCGCCTCCGCTTTGTTGATCTCTATCTGACCCATGGCCGCCTCGTGAGCGTGTCTCTCTGCCATGGTCGCTATTTCGTGCGCCAGCTTTGCTTTCTGGTCCTTGTCCTCTACAAATTTGTCCAGAAGGCCCGTGACGGGACCGATCAATGCCTGCAACATTACTTCTTCTCCTATTCGCCCTTGCCTGTAGGGATGTGGTTCGTCCGTGCATTCCCCACATCCCTACAGATCTCCCTGATTTACTTTTTGGCTATCCACGCGGTTGTCCCCATATAGGCCCCCACAATACCAGCGCCTGAAATGTAGAATAATGACGAAATTTCTGAAAGAGCGTGGATTCTTTCCACAGAAACCCAAGGCGTAAACATAGCGGCCGTGAAAACCCCCATACCCACTAAGGTAAATCTGGCCATCCTTAGCTGCGCCAAACTCTTCCTCAGATCCCTCTCTGTCTCTTTTATCTCCTTTGCGTGTTCAAGCTCTTCATCTGTGACGATACCATCGCCATCCATGTCATACTGATCATACTTGCTTTTATTTTGTAACTGCTTGCTGCTCATGATCAGTCTATTTGTACTATGATACTATTTTTACGGTACCGCTATCATTGTATAGCGCGCCAGTCTCTAGGCCCGTTGCGCTAGTTGGTAGCTCAGTCAACGTAATCTTTGTGCCGCGCATCTCGCCGGGATTGCGCTCCTGTTCAATAAAAATCTCAAGGGCGCGCAAAAGGTCCTGCATGTACACTTGAGAATACTCGCGAGTCGGCTCTGGCAATCTAGGTGGGGCAATCTGATTAGACGACATCTAGCGCCTCCCATCCGGTTTCATGTCAACTCTGGGGCTTCCCAGCTTCCATTTTGCCCCCAGTGCCTCGGACTCTATTCGCATAGCAAAAGATCTACCCCTAGCCCTTAGGTGCAGTTGACTTGTAAAGGTTTCGACAGGAGACGATTGAGTTCTTGTGGTGGTCCCTGCCGCCGTATTGCCAAAGTCTTCGCCCGGAAAGTTTCTAGCCTTGATTGTAAATGTAGCTTGGGGGCTGCTCAGTTCCGTAGAGCCTGTAAAAGAGAGGTCGGGGATGACTCTTCGTATGTAGGTAAACTGCTCGCCGTCGCCGATGTCCATGGCACCAGACTCAATAAATGAGTTCATGGCGGAGCCATCGTCGTCATAGCCAAACTCATGGTTGTACAAGTATGTTGACGAAGCTGCTATTGGGTACGTTCTTGTTCCCCTATCAATCCATGCAGTTCTTGAAAGGTTTCCAAAATACCAAATGCCGTCACCGTAGTTGTAAACGACGTATCTGTCGTTATCGCTGCTGCCTGCTGATGGGTAGAACCAGAAGACCTCAGAAAACTCTGAGTTGACCCCGGCCATGACCTTATCTGATTGCTCAAGATTAAAATCGAGAAACACTTTGTCCTTCACCGAGCATGGAAGTTGCTGGGTCTGACCGGCGTATGTGTAGAAGTTGTCGATCCCCATCCAGTACACAACGTCTTCCGTCGCAACGGCAGCGTTAGGACCCATGATAGTAATGTTAGATGCAAGCTGCTGTAAGCCAAATGTAAACGGAGGCCCGATAAAACGCATAGAATTTAGCGCGGTGTCCGTCCACACAAGTATCTCACGCTTAGTCTCAACCGCTTGGACAAAGGTAGAGCCAGCGCCAAGCCTTAGATCTCCCGCTGTGTTTGTGCTACTGGGAAACCAATCAATGGGATTTTCTTGTGATGAAAATCGTATTAGCAGGGGATCTTGCGTTCCGTTGCCCTGTGTTGCGCTGGAGTTCGCGCCCAAGCCATCGCAACCAAACGCAATCACATGCCTGTCCTGATCAGACACCAGAACCTGTTTCGCTATCTGCGGCACACTAGTCTTGGTTCCTGATTTGGTAGAAAGCTCTATGGCCCTTGTTGATGTAGTGTTTGTTTTGTCCCAGTAATAAAGATTCGAGTCGCGAGGGTTTATCAACAGGTCCTCGCCAAAATTGTCATGTGACCACAAACGTATTTGCGTGGTTGTGGTTAGGCCATTTGGTTCCGCCGAACCCCAGCCACCACGGCTCCATGTCCCCGCACCCCATCCGGTTCCGCCAACAACTGTATCTAGGCCCACGTTAATTTGATACGCGCCCACAACACTGCTGCCTCCGTTGCCGGAATCAGACGAATTTGCGGCTGCGGAAAGCGTTATCTCATATGAATTGGCGCTGACAATCCGAGTTATTCTGTACTCTTGATTGAGAACGCTGGCTGTAACCACCCCGCCCAATGAGGCTGCACCAGAAAATGTTACGAAGTCATTTTCCACAGCGCCGTGAGACGAGTCCGTAACCGTCACGGTTGTGCTTCCGTTAGTAGCGGCAAATGTTACATCACCGGCACTTGTCGTAGATCTGATGGGTGTAATGTCGTTAAACGCTCCACCCTCTTCAATGTAGTATTTGAGGTGTGTGCCGATACCAAGAAAGTTTGAGCCGTCAAGGGCGATCCAGTTGTGAAGCGCACGAGCGGAGCCTTGATATGTGTTGGCACTGTACTTTTCCCAGCCGCCTATCTTTTCAGGGTAGCCGAATCGAAAGCGAATCTTATCGCAATCTCTCCAACCACCTTCATTAGAGTAAGATGTGATCTCTCT